CTGGCTGAAACATTGGAAGTATTTGTTCTAATATTTGTAATGCTTCATCTTGTGATGCAGCCAAAAGATTTAATTCGAATCCAACTTTATAAACAGCGGGTGCACCCAATTTATTTAGTTGTAATGTGTCCCCTGTTATAACCTTTGTATAATTCTTATGTTTAGATACACGTGCATTCGGATCATATTCCATAGAGGATATCTCGAATGACATACGTGGCAACTTAAGAGCTATATTAGGCCCGGTCGTTTGTTCATTTAAACGTGCAAGAACCTTAGTTCTTGGTGCATATCCAAGAGGAACTTTAATTTTTTGTAGTATCTTTCCACTGCCATCTTTTTTAACAACTTCCATGTCATTAAAGATTGAACCAAATACAGATACCATACGTCTAGTACTTTCATTATAGAAATGATTTTCAAACATTACTATATTCTCCTTCACTCATCTTTTTCCAATCATCATAATCAATATACATATCCGTATCGGAATTATAATACTGACCAAATTTTTTATCGTAGTATACAACCTGTCCTGACTTAGTCATAAATGGACCTTCAAGTCCTTTACGTGGTTTATATCTACTTGGCATTTTTCCAAGCTTGGATTGTTGTGTCTTAAGCATCAAGTAATCTCGAGATACTTTATACTTGTCTTTCTTCGACATTTGAGACTTATACTTTTTCTCAAATAATTTAAAGCTGTTCATTATGGATCTCCGAACGGATTAGATTCTGTAAAGTCTATAACATCATCACCAGCAACTTCGAACTCGTCATTGTCAGCAAATGGGTCTTCATTATAGAATGTCTTAACTGTACCACTCTGGTCTGTTGTAATATTTTGAGCTGTTCCAGATTCTGAACCAACTAATTTTTGATTAGCATCAGCATCAACAAAGAATGTTCTGAATGTACCATCACCATTTATACTTTGATGTGGACTAATAATTGTTACACGATTAACACCTGCGCCTTCCCAACCAGAAACATAACCTTCTATATTAATTGGGTCACCATCACCATCATTTGACCCTGTCCATTGTGTAACTTTTTCACCAAGGGTATATGCAATTGCACCACTAACAATATAACTATATGATGTAGCATTCTTCCATTCTATTTGATCTATCTCATCCCAACCAGTATCAAAGTGCTCGTCATTATATTCAAATAATTCAGCAGTAAGTGTATAGCTTGGGAGTTTTCCTAATTGATAGAATGGTGATTTAGGTTCTACATATTTTATTTCAAATAACCTACTAGTCATTGTCATATATAATAAATCACCTTCACGAGGTTTAATAAAATCAGCTATACCAGCCGCTGCAGATCCTACAGCTTGTTCCCAACGACGTTTAGATACTACAAAATTTCCTTGGTCTCTAATCTCTAAACCGAATTTACCTAATAGATTACCATCACCTTCAAATCCTTCAACATTCTCTAACCACATTTCTATTGGGAATGCTTGTGTATATTGGTTCCAAGTTTCATTTAATAGGTCATCCTCAGCGATTTCTTCACGTGGAAGATAAACTACATCTTGTCCAAATATTTTAATGCTTTCAGTAACAAGATCCTCATACAGGTCCTGTTCAGTTTTTACCGCACCTGAAAAATATACACTAGTTGCCATTAATTACCCCATTAAAAAGTTGTCTGGCATAGCCCACATCAACCTGCATTCTTCTTCTAAACCATTTATCTCTTCTATTGCATCATCAAACATTTGACGACCATTCATTGTTATTCCACCTGGAAGCTGGAACCCATCGAATTTCATCATGTTTGCACCCCACTGCCTTTTAATTAATGCAGTAAGATATTTCTTTAAATAAAAATCGTTATATACATCAGCGTACGTACCTGGATCTATAATAGACATTACTTCAAGAACTATAAATTCACCAGCAACTAAGTCACCATATCCTTCATCCATATGAACTCTGTTTATATGTCTACTAAAACGTATATGCTCTTCTGTATTTAATGTATGATCTATTAAAGATAATTTTTGTTGTGATTGTTCATAAGATTGTAGTTGTGTAGACAAACCTTGCAACATGAATATATCATTCATACGCATATGATAACCCATATCAAACAATGAACTACCAGATGAAGCATTAATTTTTAACATACGAATAACAGATGTAACACTATCAGCCACTGTTATATAATTATTTGTTATATCTGTAGCAGTTAATTCATGCTTTAAATATTCACGTATAACACCGTCTGAATGAAATTCTTGGTAGAACTGTAATGCATCATCAGTACGATCTTCAATTTGATCTTCATCTACATTGATTTCAATTACAGGAGCACCTAGATTTCTTAAGCAGTAATCTTGTAGTGTAGCTCTTGTTGTTGGTTTTGCCATGTCATTTCCTTATCTATATAGACTTATTTATATATAATTAGTCCTACGGGTCAAACTATACCCCTCTTATTTAATCCCATTTCATTTAACATTAATTGGTCTATAGCTGTCGCTATATTTATATCAATTATATTAGGATCAATTCCAGGTGAAATCCCTTTCATAACAGGCCATATATCATCCTTAAATGTAATACATTTATTTATTGCCATTATTTGATAAACTCTACATAAGAATTCTTCCTCTGTTTGTTTCCGCGCGATTGCTTGGCCAGCTGTTTCACCTTGTTCTGGAATGGCTGTATATAGACCTAGAGCTCTAATAATTCCCATTGGCAGGTTATTGAAAACTCTATCGTGATACGCAGTTGTCACTCCACCAGCAGCAACAATTTTAGCATCTTCCACCACTTTATAGTTTTGATAAAGCGTTAATAAAGCTCTAGTTTGGCTATCACTTAATAATATTTCATTACCACTTGTATCGAGACCACCAGCCCAACCATCAGCTAAGTTGTTATGTATAGCATGTCCACCAGCTTCATGAAACATAGTGGAAAATTGTCCTCTAATACTTGGTTGAGTAGATAGACCAAGCACGCAAATACCATTCGGATCTATAGCTGTGTTATACCAGTTAAATCCATTTGATATTGGAAATGGTGCTGCAAAGCCCTGTGGTGGTGTAATAAAATTAAAGAGAGTACCTCCAGGAGCAATAGCCTCGGTTTCATTATATATCCACCAATCTAATATATATGTGTTTACACTAAGATTCCAACTATTAATAGTATTATACAATTCATCAAAGTTATAAAGAGTAGGATTACTATTTAATTCATTCTTAAGATTTTGTAACCATACAGTATCACCATTTTCCCTATAAAAATAATAACCAATATCACCAGATGCATCAACGCGTTTAAATGCTTTAAGGGTTGCACTACCTGGGGCGTTAGTTAACCCCGGATGCCAATCTGTATATGGTCTATTATAACCTGGATGGACTTGTGCAGTTACACCTGTAACTGTAACACCTGTCTGATTCTGAAAGTCCCAGAATAAATTATCCCCGCTTAGGATATTAAGCTTCGAGCTAAGTATATTAATAACATCAGTAGCTGTTTTTGTTTGATTTGCATCACCAGGACAAGATTTTTTCATCCAAGTTTTTGTTGTAACAGCAGCAAGAGCAGCTTCATAGATATTTTGTTTACGCCAAGGGAAAAAACCTTCTAGTCTAGTTAATGTTGCTGCATCTGGATTAGTATGATGATTATTTTTATATATTTCTTTTGATGCGTATATATCACCTTTAGCTAACAATACAAAATTTGAATCTTTTGATTCTTTTCTATGAAGATGTACAAATGCTAAAGCTAACATTTCATCATATGTTAATGCATCTAATTTTTCTTTGTGGGTTTTAGTAGAATTTTTAAGTGTAGTTAACCATTCAGGAATAGGTAGAGTCTCACCAAGTTTAATAGAATATGGTACCCAATCACGAGTAAGTGATCGTTCATTAAATCTTTCTAAATGTCCAATGTATCTATTTACAGCAGTCTCAACACTATCCTCAGTAAATTGTACATAACCATAAGCAGTAGTTTCATTATTACTTGCATCTTTTATCCAGTCAGATTCCATTCCAACTAATTCATCCATAAACCAAAGGATATTACCTTCAAATTCATTATAATTAAAATCAGATATATCAGCTGTAGGATTAGTTGTTGAATTTTGGAATCTTAAGATATCATCATATACTAGCATAGATGCCTGAGACAAATATGACCCAGTTCGAATTGTTCCTAAATTTGATTTTTGTGAATAATCGAATTCAGTTGCTACTACATTAATATGAGTAGCTGCAGGAATTGATATACTTGCCATAATTATAAAAAGGCCTAACTTATGATTTCTTCCTAGTAGGCGTATTCCTTCTTTGATTAACATC